GTCAAGAGAAAAATTAGGCTAATAGAATCATGCACTTATAACGTTTTCCAGAAAGATTTGCACAGGTATGGATATGCAGTGATAGAATAACCCTATGCGGGAGAATACGTCCATAATCCATAAAAGAATCAGCGATTTGCAGCCAGACGCGAAGAATGCCAATAAAGGAACGCCTCGCGGGAACCAAATGATTGAGGATTCTTTGCGGGAATATGGCGCTGGACGGTCTATTCTGCTTGATAAGCATGGGCGCATTATCGCGGGGAACAAGACGACAGGCAAGAAGGCGGTGCTGAGTGCCGGATGATTTACAGCCCGACGTTGCAAACAACGAAGATACAACGACTTCTTCGCGCCAACTTGGGGGAATCACCGGAAAAGGGTTTATGCCGGGGCAATCTGGAAACCCTTCAGGCCGTCCGAAGAAAAAGCCGCTGACAGATGCTTATCGTAAAGCCCTTAGCGAACCTGTGGCGGAAGAAATACGGCGCAAGCTAAATCTCGAAGAGGGAGCAACATACGCAGAGGTTATTGCTCGTGCTTTGATACAGGAAGCTGTTACGGGGAAGTCTAAAGTCTCGGCGGCGTCCGAGCTTGCGGATCGAACGGAAGGCAGAGTAACGCAGCCGATTTCCGGACCTGATGAAGGGCCAATTCAACACGAAATACGAGGCATGAAGGAAATTCGAGCCGCGCTGTATGGAACAGACGCTCCCAAGACTTAATCCGGCGCTGGAGCCGTTCTGGAGGGCCGAGGCCACAGGCCGTGTGCTTTACGGCGGACGCATCAGTTCAAAATCAACAGACGCAGCAGGCAACGCGCTTTTAATGGCGAAGGCCGGAAGAGTGCGCTTTTTGTGTGCGCGGCAGTTCCAAAACAAGATAGCCGAATCGGTTTACACGCTGCTCCGGCTCCAGATGGAACGCTTCGGATGGACCGACGAATTTGACGTAACAGATCGGCACATCGGCCACAAAGTAACCGGATCGGAGTTCATCTTCTACGGATTGGCACGGAACCTGCAAGAGATACGTTCGCTTGAAGATATTGATGTGACATGGATTGAAGAGGCCCATTTTCTTACTAAAGAGCAGTGGGACGTGCTGGAGGCGACGGTCAACCGCAAAGAAGGGTCCGAAATCTGGCTGATATTTAATCCTATGTACGCAACAGATTTCGCCTATCAGCGATTCGTAGTCAATCCCCCGGAAGGATATATCGTTCGCAAGATTAACTATGAAGAGAACCCATTTTTATCGGAGACAGCCCGCAAGATCATTGCCCGGTGTCGTGCGGAGTCTGAAGAGGACTATCAGCATATTTATATGGGGAATCCAAAGCAAGACACCGAGGGGGCAGTCATCAAGCGCAGTTGGATCGAGGCATCGATTGACGCGCATCTGAAACTTGGCTTTGAGGCGACAGGGAAGCACACCATTGGTTTTGACGTAGCCGACGACGGAGAGGACGCCTGCGCGAACGTGTACGCACATGGCAGCGTGGCTCTATGGTCTGACGAATGGCGGGCGCGTGAGGACGAGCTGCTCAAATCGTGTATGCGGACCTATGCGGCGGCATCCGAGCGGAAGGCGGACATCCGGTACGATTCTATTGGCGTTGGAGCTTCAGCGGGCGCGAAGTTCGACGAACTCAACCAGGTACGAGACAAGCACCTGCGTGTCAGGTATGCGAAGTTTAATGCAGGCTCGGCAGTGGAGAGGCCAGAGGAGTATTACGTGGCTGACCGCCAGAACCAGATTAAAAACAAGGACTATTTCTGCAATCTCAAAGCCCAGTCATGGTGGGGAATCGCAGACCGTTTCCGCAATACCTACAACGCTATTCATCATGGGGAGAAATTCAAGGATGACGATCTAATCAGTATTTCCAGCGATATGCCCTACTTAGAAAAGCTAAAAACAGAGCTTTCAACCCCAAAGCGAGATTTTGACAGGAATGGGCGAGTCAAGGTTGAAAGCAAAGAGGACTTGGCAAAGCCGACGCGGATTGGAGGCAGTGTTCCGTCGCCGAACCTCGCCGATGCGTTTGTGATGGCCTTTGCCTCTCCTGTAACGTCATCGCTTCTGATAAGCGACGCGGCCATAGCCGCCGCAATGAGGTCATAATGAGGCATCGACGCAGCGAAGAGGAAATGGTAGCCGAACTGACGCCAGTCATGTACACGAAGAGTCAGATTGCTTTGCGCGACGGCATCCGTAGCAGCTTTCCGAACTGGCGCGGATCGAAGCGTTTCGACTATCGTAACGGCTGGACGCGCCTTGAAACATATTTTGCAGAAGGCTACTTTGTCCGTGACGAAATGCGGAAATTGGTGCATAATCGTTTTGGAGTCAACATCTCATGAGCGCAGAACAGTCCGCAACGTCAAAAGACAATTCCACAGAGCGCGTCCGCCGTTTCCGTGAAAGGAAACGCATAGGTAACGGTTTTGTAACGCAAGGCGTGAGCGCGACGGCAATCCGGCTGGCACTTGAAAAGCCTGTCGAGCGGCCTCACTTCGCTATTCAGCCTCCGACAATTCCTAAAGGCGTTGTGCCTAGCGGAGAAAAGGCGCAAGTGGCGATGGATGACGCGGCTTACGAGTGTGCGCGGCTGGCGCATGATGCAGGACCGGAGTTCGGATCGCAGCTTTACGCCTATGGCAGCATTGAAGGGTTCCCTGGCTATCCGTACCTCATGCTGTTGGCTCTGCGTTCGGAATACCGCAACATGGCTACGGCGCTGGCTACGGAGTTGACCCGCAAGTGGATTAGTTTCAATAGCACGGACACGGAGAACGAGAGCACGAAGAATAAGATCACCGAAATAGAGCAGGAGTTCACGAAGCTCGGTATTCAGCAGATCATTCGCAAGGCGGCAGAACAAGATGCCTTTTATGGGACAGGCCAGATTCTCATCAACATCAACGGAGCGGATGTAAAAACGCCGCTGATTATTAGCCCCAAGACTATCAAAAAGAACAGCTTAGAGGGATTCAAGAACGTCGATCCTATCTGGACTACCCCGCTGATGTACAACTCGCTTGACCCATCGCGCCCGAATTTCTATAAGCCTTCAAGCTGGTGGGTAATGGGCCAGCACTGGGATGCAACACGGCTGAATATCATTATCACGCGGGAAGTGCCGGACATCTTCAAGCCTGCGTTCAACTTCTCCGGCCTGAGTCTGTCGCAACTTGCCGAGCCATACGTAAACAATTGGTTGAGAACCCGACAGAGCGTGTCTGACCTCATCAACAATTTCTCCATCGTTGTGCTCAAGACGGCTATGGACCAAGTTCTGACAGGTGGCGACGATGGGACGAACTTATTCTCTCGAATCAAACTCTTCACGGCCACACGAAGCAACAAGGGAGTTATGGCGCTGGACAAAGAGCGGGAAGAACTGGAGCAGATTGCCGTACCTTTGGGCGGATTGCATGAGCTACAGTCACAAGCGCTCGAACAGCTTTGCGTTGTGTCGAGAGAACCAGCGACAGTTCTGACCGGCATTACACCTTCTGGATTTGGGAATGTGGCTGAGGGTGAGGTTCGAATCTGGTACGACTACATTGCAGCACAGCAAGAGGCGTATTATCGAGTTCCAATCCAGAAAATGCTTGACCTCGTGCAACTGTCGCTTTACGGCGAGATTGACCCGGACATCACCTTCGACTTCAATCCGCTCTACGAAATGACCGAGGAGCAGGAATCGACTATCCGGGTGAATGATAGCGTTCGCGCCGGGAACCTCATCGACCGGGGGGTGATCGATGCAACAGAGGAGCGTGAGCGGCTGGCGCGTGATCCTGATTCGGGCTATCAAGGAATCGACATAGATAGAGAGATTACACCACCTGCCGAAGAAGAGCTTGGGGCATCGCTTTCGAGGGGTACAGCATGAGTCAATTGCCTATCTTGCGAAGAGAACCAAGAAAGTTAACCATGCTCGAAGTGGTTGATATTCATCTGCTCGTGAAGGCTACGCGGCCTGTTCTTGGATTGCCGCCAAAGAAAGAGGCCAATGCGTCCAAAGCCTAAAGTCGCCCGTGCTGTCCGTCCGAATCAGGGTTTGCGGATGATGTACCAACGCGCCTTGATGCGGATGATTACGGACATGGCGTCAAGCGTAGAGTATTGGCTGAAGGCGCAACGACGTGGTGACCCTCCAGAACTGGCGCAGGACGAAACGCCAGCAGAGAAGATGAAGCGCGAACTGCGCAAGCTATCAGAACGCTGGCAGGGGCGCTTTGATGATATGGCCCCGAAAGTAGCTGAATCGTTCCTCAAAAACCAGTTCAAAGGTACAGACGCGGCAATGCGCATGGCTCTTAGAGATGCCGGCTGGTCTGTTGAGTTCACTATGACCCCGGCCATGCGGGATGCTTTTGAGGCGTCCTTGGCAGAGAACGTGGGGTTAATCAAGTCGATACCCTCTCAGTACTTGCAAGAGGTCGAAGGAATCGTGATGCGCAACTACGCCGCTGGCCGCGACCTCAAGTCCATGGCAGCGGAGATTCGAGAGCGGTATGCGGTTGCGGCTAACCGGGCCGTGCTGATTGCGCGTGACCAGAGCAATAAATGTTCGGCTGTCGTACAAAGGGCTAGACAGATTGAAATCGGAATCAAGCAAAGTATTTGGATGCATAGTCATGCAGGCAAAGAACCCAGGCCTACGCATGTTGCCATGAACGGCAAGGAATACGACATCGAAAAGGGAATGTGGGATTCGGACGTGAAA